CAATGACACCATGACCGAATGGATCACCGACCGCCTACCAACGGCGGCAGATGCGGATAGGCAAGGGGACGTAAGAGTCCCCTACAAGCCATGCAGCATCCCCGGACAAGGCGTATTTGCCCATTACTCCGTGGTCGTCCCCGGCCAGCCGTGGTGGAGCCGCAACGCTGCCGCCCGAACTGCCCAGCCCACCCCACCGCCTGCGCCGGCCCCGACCCGCGTGGTCTACGCGATGTGCGCCGCCTTTGACAACATGTACGCCGCCTGTAACGACGGCACGGTGTGGGCTCGGTCGCTGATGTGCGGCTGGGTGCAAGTCGCATCCATCCCCCAACCTGAGGCCCCCAATGCTTGAGATCTACTGCTGGGCGGCAGCCTTTACCGCTATGGCCGTTGTGCGGCCCCGTGAGGCACGACGGTGGGAGGAATGGACCGCGGCACTGATCGCTGGGGCCGTATGGCCCCTGGTGGTCGCCGTGCGCCTGACCCGCTGGGTCCAACGCAACCGGAGGGTGGCATGACCCCCCTCGACTGGGACAACATCGCCGACTGCGCCTTGAAGCGTTGGCGGCAACCGTGGAGCCCCAGCAGCCGCTACGGCGACTATGAGTCCTGGCGTGCTGCGCTGGACCTGGCCGCCCTCCAGCAGCGGCGCAGGTGAACCGTATGCCTTAGAGTGACAACGTACCACCATCCACCATGACCACCACCTACGCCGAGTTCCTGGAGCGCAAGCTCCATACCGGCGCTGATCACGGGTTTGATCCCGTCTTCATGCCGCCGCAACTGTTTGACTTTCAGCAAGCCTTGGTTCAGTGGGCTGTTCGCAAAGGCCGGGCCGCGATCTTCGCTGATTGCGGCCTGGGTAAAACCGCGATGCAGCTCACCTGGGCCGAAAACGTGGCCCGTCATACCGGTAAGCCGGTGCTGATCCTGACGCCCCTTGCGGTTGCAGCTCAGACCGTCCGCGAGGGCGAAAAGTTCGGCATCGAATGCCACCGGTCCAGTGATGGCAGTGTGCCGGGGCGGATTGTCATCACTAATTATGACAGGCTCCATTTATTTAATCCGAACGACTTTGGCGCAGTGGTCTGCGACGAGTCAAGCATTCTTAAGTCTTTTAGCGGCTCTACCAGGAAAGCCATTACGCGTTTCATGGCAAAAATGCCTTATCGGCTACTCTGTACCGCAACAGCTGCGCCAAATGATTACACAGAGCTTGGCAATTCGTCAGAAGCGTTAGGAGAGTTGAGCTACAGCGATATGCTCCGTCGGTTCTTCGCTCAGCTCGACGACAAAGGGCAGAAACGCGAAGAGCGACTGCAGCAGTCAGCAGAGGCAATGATCAGCACCAATGCCAACTACTATAAGAAGCTTGCTTTTCGGGTGTCGCAGACCATCGGCCAGTGGCGCCTTAAACATCATGCCCGTGAGCACTTCTGGCGCTGGGTCGCCAGTTGGGCTAGGGCTTGTCGAATGCCGTCTGATATCGGCTACCCCAACGACGGATTCATCTTGCCGCCACTCCTGGAGCGTGATCACATTATTGCGCCTGCTACACCGCCAGACGGGATGCTGTTTTCAATGCCGGCGTTTGGTCTTGCGGAGGAGCGCGAAGAGCGCAAGCGAACCATTCAGGAGCGGTGTGAGTTTGCAGCGCAACTGGTAGACCATAATCGTCCTGCGGTGATCTGGTGCCACACCAATGCCGAGGGAGATCTACTGGAGCAGCTCATTCCCGATGCCGCCCAGGTTGCCGGTCGCACACCAGATGATCGAAAAGTAGAACTGTACGAATCCTTCGCTGCCGGCGATCAGCGGGTGCTGGTGATTAAGCCAAAGATTGGCGCATGGGGCTTGAACTGGCAGCACTGCGCCCATGTGGTAACGTTTGCCAGCCACAGCTACGAGCAGTACTACCAATCCGTCCGCCGCTGCTGGCGATTCGGCCAGCGAAGCACCGTTCAGCTTGATGTAATTGCCACAGAAGGCGAGGCCAGAGTGCTGGCCAACATGCGCAGCAAAGCGGAACGCGCTTCTGTTATGTTCGAGGAACTGGTGGCACAGATGAACAGCGCCACCACGATCAAACGCACCAACCACTACACCACCACCCCGAGGATCCCACAATGGCTGTGAAAGATCAGCTCATCACCGACAACTTCGCCATCTACAACGGAGACTGCATTCAGGTGATGCAACAACTGCCTGACGCATCAGTGCATCTCACGGTTTACTCTCCGCCGTTCGCCGGCCTGTATCAGTACAGCAGCGATGACCGCGACATGTCTAACTGCCTGAACTACGATGAGTTCTTCGCTCACTATGGATTCTGCGTTGACGAAATCTCCCGCATCACCATGCCGGGGCGGATTTCGGCAGTCCATTGCATGGACATTCCTCTCAGCAATGCTGGATGCGATGCCATGTTCGACTTGCCAGGTCGGATCATCCAAGAGCATGAAGCCCGAGGGTTTGCCTATGGCGGTCGGCGGGTGATCTGGAAAGAACCACTGATGGTTCGTAATCGCACCATGATGAAGAGCCTGCACCATAAGACGTTGTGTGAGGACTCAACCCGCAACAGCATCGCCAACGCTGATTACCTGCTGATGTTCCGTCGCAAAGGTGAAAACCCGGTGCCGGTAGTGCATGAGGTTGGACTGATGCATTACAGCGGCGAACGCAACGTCCCGGCTGATCTCAATGGTTTTCGGGGCATGAATGGAGATCAGAAAAAGAATCAATATAGCCAGTGGATCTGGCGCCAGTATGCCTCCAGTGTATGGGATGACATCAGGATTGATAACGTTCTGCAGTTCCGCAGTGCCAAGGATGGCGAAGACGAAAAGCACGTCCATCCTCTGCAGCTGGATGTGGTTGATCGTGCCGTAATCATGTGGAGCAACCCAGGCGAAACCGTCCTCACCCCCTTTATGGGCGTCGGCAGCGAGGTCTACGGAGCAGTCAAGGCCGGAAGGCGTGGGGTCGGCATCGAGCTGAAGCCCAGCTACTACCGGCAGGCGGTCCGCAATCTTGAGGTGGCCCGTGAACCTGAGCAGGATTCAGGCCAAGCGGTGCTGTTCGACCTGATGGATGATGAATAGCCCGGCAACCTAGGCCATGGCCCAGTACCTTCCGCCTCGCGGCACCATCTCCGGTCCCCTGCTGCAGACGCAGGGCACCAATCAGCTCAACGTCGAGCAGCCCTGCATCGCATGGCAACAGATGGAGCCGCGTTGGCGGTTGCCTGAAACCCTTGTCGGTGGCACCCTCGCCATTCGCGCCACTGGCATCGAGTACCTGCCCGCAGAGGAGAAGGAATCAGCCGACGCATACCAGCGGCGCCTATCGCTCTCCGTCCTGCCGCCCTATTACGACGGGATGGAGCAGCGCCTAGCAGGGATGCTGGTGCGGAAGGAGATCAGGCTTGACGGTACGCCGGAGGTGATGCTTGAGCACCTCTACGACATCGACTCGCAAGGTAACAACCTGCAGGTCTTCGCCGGTCAGCTCGCGGTCACGATGCTGCGTTATGGCCACGTCGGGGTACTGGTCGACTTCCCGACCGATGAGGCTGACCTGGCAACTGCTGGAGGCCAGCCGCGGCCGGCAGGTGATCGTCGGCCCTACTGGGTCGCCTACAGCCCCCGCGACATCATTGGATGGCGCCATGAGACCATCGGCGGCACGCAACGGCTCACGCAGCTTCGGCTATTCGAGCGCCTGACGGTGCCCTATGGCGAGTTCGGTGAGGAGATCGTCGATCAGGTCCGAGTCTTGGAGCCCGGCCGGTGGCGGGTGTACCGGAAGCAATCAAGCAAGGGCACATCGTTCGATCTTGTGGCCGAGGGCACCACAACACTGGACGAAATCCCATTCGCGGTCGGTTATGCCCGCCGCACTGGCCTCTGCCAGTCCCAGCCGGCGCTGGAGGAGATCGCATGGCTCAACCTGCAGGCGTACCAGCGCAGCAGCGACCTATCGAACCAGCTCCACCTAGCCGCAGTGCCGCGCCTCGTGGGTTATGGCGTGCCGGCATCGGTGGAGGAGATCGAAGGCGGGCCGGAATCGGCCACGGTGCTGCCTGTTGATGCACGGCTGGAGTACGTCGAACCCGCAGGCAATAGCTACCAGTACCAGTTCAAGCACCTAGAGGAGATCGAACGGCAGATCAACCAGCTAGGTGTCGCCGCGATCCTGGGTCAGCAGGGCTTCCAGGAATCAGGCGTGGCCAAGGCGATCGACCGGAGTCAAGGGGATGCCCCATTGATGAGGGTGGCGCAGTCGCTGCAGGACCTGATCGACAACTGCCTCCGCCTCCATGGCCTCTACCTGGGCCAGGACGGTGGGAGCTCTATGGTCGACCGGGACTTTGTGTCGGCACGACTGCAACCGGGCGAGATCGAGGCCCTGTTCAAGCTGGAGCAGGCCGGCAAGATCACACAGGAGACGCTGCTGATCCAGCTGGCAGCCGGGAATGTGTTCGTTGATGATTTCGACGTTGATGCCGAGATCGAAGCCACGAGGCAGCTGCAGGGACAGGCGTTGGATCGGATAGCAGGTAACCTCAGAGGGCCTGTAGTGGATGAGAATGGCAGCGAAGAAACCGAAGGCCCCGGCGAAGAAGATGACACCTAAGAAGCCGAAGAAGGTGCCTTACTTCCCCACCTCATCGATTGCCGGCAAGTCATCGAAACGATCGGTCAAGCCGTGCTGAGGCTGGAAAACTAGCCTGTTGGTGGTGTGCGTGATGGCCAAGAAGCCGAGCAAGGCCCAGCAGAAGGTCACGAAGGTCATGCGCGAGTACAAGGCTGGCACGCTCCGGTCTGGCGGCACGGGCAAGGCTAACCCGAAGGTGAAAAACCGTAAACAGGCCATCGCTATTGCCCTGTCGGAAGCCGGCAAGACTCGGAAGCCACGGGGCCGCAAATGAGCATCGAGTACCGGGGCGAGACGTTCGAGGGCTACAACAAGCCCAAGCGCACACCGAACCACCCGACCAAAAGCCATGTGGTGTTGGCCAAGGAGGGCAGCACCATCAAACTGATCCGGTTCGGGCAGCAGGGCGTCAGCGGTAGCCCGCCACGGGAAGGGGAGGGCAAGGCTGCGAAGGCCCGACGGGCAGCGTTCAAGGCCCGGCACGCTAAGAACATCGCGAAGGGCAAGCTCAGTGCCGCGTGGTGGGCGGACCGCGCGAAATGGTGACCTAGACTGCCCGTGGTGGATTCATTGGTGAACCGACCCCCGGAGCTGGTAACTCTGGGGGTTTTTTGTGGCTATAGTGGGGCCGGGTCTTCCGCCCGGTCGTTGACAGTTACTTTTCGCGGTTGCTAGTTGGCGCTGGCAACCTCAGACCCTCCGGATTGCAGTCCGGGGGGTCTTTCGCTTTGTCGGGCAAGCTAGGCCGTCCCTGGCCTGCGGCCTCATCCATGTCTGACGAAACCACCGCGTCCCAGTCTGCGGCTGATGATGCGAACCTTCAAGACTCCATCGCCAAGCTGACCGAGAAAAACCGAGAGCTCATCGGTGAGCTACGGCAAGCCAAGCGCAAAGCCGATGCCGTCCCCGATGGTGTCGATGTGCAAGAACTGATCCGGTTCCGGCAGGAACACGAGCAGCAGAAGCTGGAGAGTGCCGGCCAATACGAGGAGGCCAAACGGCAGCTCCAGGAGCAATACGACCGCGACACGGCAGCGCTGCGGGCCGAGGCTGAACGGCTCCAGGCCCGCGTCCGAGAGTTGGAGCTCGTGTCGCCTGCGGTGTCGGCACTCTCCGAGCTGGTCCACGACCCTGATGCCGTCCTCAAGCTCAAGCTGCCCGCGGATCGAATCGAGCGCGACCCCGATGGGTCCGTCGTCGTCGTTGATGGCCTCCAGCGGACCCCAGTGAAGGATTGGGCGCAGTCGAACCTGCCGGCATGGATGCTCAAGGCTCCGGCCCCTCGCGGTAGTGGCGCCCCGGTCGGTGGTGGCGGCAGCGCTCCCTCTGGAATCCCGGCCGGCACCGTGAACCCATTCGACAAGGAAACATTCAGCCTCACCGAGCAAGGCCGACTGTTCCGCACCAATTGGGCGCTCTACGATCAGTTGAAATCTGCAGCGAAGCGGTAACCTATCGCTAAAGGGTGAGCCTGCGGCTGCCCATCTTGGCCTGCGGCCGCATGTTCCCTTTGCTTCAATCCAATGGCCGTATTGCGCTCTGACGTAATCATCCCGGAGATTTTCACTCCGTACATCGAGGAGGCCGTTACCGTCCGGTCGGACTTCCTTAACTCTGGTGTCGTCCAGGCCGCTGAGGTGCTGAACGTCAACGAAGGCGGCGACTATGTCACCGTTCCCAACTGGGACGCCGACCTGACGGGCGATGCCGAGCGGCTGACCGACACCAGCAGCCTGACGCCTTCCAAGATCGGCGCCGATAAGCAGGTCGCCCCGGTGCTGCACCGTGGCCGCGCCTGGGAATCGCGTGAACTGGCCAAGCTGGCCGCCGGGTCTGACCCGATGGCTGCCATCGGCAACAAGGTCGCCGCCTACATCACCAACCAGCAGCAGAAGGACCTGTTGGCCACCCTTGAAGGCAACTTCGGGGCACTGACCAGCAACAGCGGCGCCGCCCTGGAATCGCTGACCTTCGACACCAGCGGCACCCGTTCGCCCATGTCTCCCCGTCACGTCGCGCAGGCCCGTGCTCTGCTCGGTGATCAAGGTGACAAGCTCACCGCCGTCTGCGTCCATTCCAAGACGTACTACGACCTGGTGGAGCGTCGTGCGATCGACTATGTGTCGGCCGCTGAGGCCCGGATCACTGCCGCGACCAGCAATGCTGCCAACCCGGCTGCGTTTGCTGGTTCCGTCGCTGCAGCCTATGCCGGTGACTATCAAGTCCCGTTCTACATGGGCCTGCGGGTGATCGTCTCCGATGACGTGACCGTTAGTGGTTCCGATCAGGCGGTGTACTTCTTCGCTCCCGGTGCCGTCGGTACTGGTCTCCAGCAGGGGATCAACACCGAAACCGACCGCGACATCCTGGCGCAGTCCGATGCGATGGCCGTGACGTGGCACAACCTGTTCCACGTGATGGGCACCCGCTACAAGGTCTCGACCGGTGGCGTCAACCCGACCCGTGCGACGCTGGCGACTGCTGCCAACTGGGAGCGGGTGTTTGAGATCAAGAACATTGGCGTCGTTCGCGGCACCGTTGACCCCAACTTCTGAGGAATCCATCCCATGGCCCAACCCAGTGAGTTCGAGCAGGCCGTTCAGAACTATCTGACCGTGACCCTGTCGCAGGCCAGCAGCATTGCTGACCAGCTGTTCTACATCGCCCCGGAACCGCTTGAGGTTCTGGAGATTCACGAGGTGCATGGTGCCCTCGGCACCGACGGCAGTGCCGTGTCGGCCACGATCAAGAAGTGCACCGGCACTCAGGCCCTGACTGCAGGGGCTGATCTGCTGGGCACCACCAAGATCGACCTTAAAGGCACCATCAACACGGTCCAGAGCCCGGCGCTTACCAGCACCGCTGCAGACCTGCAGCTGGCGGCCGGTGATCGGCTGAGCTTCGACGTGACCGGTACCACGACCGCTGTGGCCAACATGGTGGTGACGGTCCTGCTGCGTCGGATCTGATGGGGATGTTCGCGTGGCGCCGGCTGCGGGAACGTGAGGCCCTGGAGGCTGCTCAGGCAGCTTCTGGGGCCTTGCCCATTGCAGATGCCATGGAGGAACCGCCGACTCAGAGGCGGGTGCGGAAGGTGCGCGGCAAGCTAGGCCAACGGGCAGTTGAGGTCGAGCATGGTCATCAGTAGGGGCTTTGGGGATTCAACGGTTCAGGCCCGTGGGCAAGGGTTCCGGTCGGAGGTGCAGTTCACCCGACCGGCTGACACCAACGCATACACGGCCCTGGATGTGGTCGGAAGCGCGACGAGTGCGATCCATGAGTTCACGCAGGTCGGCCCGAGAGGAGGTGATCTGATCGTGTTCGCCGCTGAGTTGATGATCAACCTAGCGGCAGTACCGTCGGGTATGGCTGGATTCCGGTTGCATCTCTACAGCAGCAGCCCGACCGCGATTCTGGATAATGCGGCCTTTGATCTGGTCGCTGCTGATCGTGACGCTTACATGGGTTACGTGGACTTTGGTACACCTGAAGACCTCGGCTCGACGCTATTCAGCCAGGCGCGGTTTGTGTATGCCGAAGCTCAGCTGGCGAGTGCCGTGACCAGCTTGTGGGGGCAGCTGCAGACGATCGGCGCCTATACGCCAGCGAGTGGGACCGGCTATCGGGTGCGGCTGCGGACGATCGAGATCTAATGAGACCCTATCTGCTGGCGCCGAGGTTTGCCGCAAACCGCCTGTGGCTGGCGGCGCGAGAGGTGCCCAGCTGGCACATCGCTCCGGTGCGAACCGGCACGGTGACGGATCTGATCAGCGGATCTCAGATCATTACGTTCACCAACAGCTCACCGGCCTGGGGGTTCAACAGCTCGGGCGTTCTGGTGCAGCCGGCGGCCAATGTGCCGTTCATCGAGTATGACCCGGCGACGGGGTCGGCGTTGGGCTGGCGGGTGTGGGATGCGGTGACGAATAACTGGAATTACACTGAGGACTTTACAAACTCGTATTGGACAAAAACTGGTGGAAGCATTACAGCAAATGTTGGCCCGTCGCCTGATGGCGACACCAATGCTGATGGTTTTGTTGAAACGACTGGCGTATCGGAGACCCATGGATTCCAGCGCAACTATTCCTTTGTGGCTGGAACGCAGGTAGCGCAAAGCGTATTTGTGTCAAAGGGAAGCCGTAACTTTGCTGTACTCGCTTTTGGTACTGGCGCATTTGGCGGAACAACAACTCAAGCGTTTTTTGACCTTACCCTTGGCACTATTACTCAAGCCGTCAACTGCACGGCTCAGGTCCAAGTTTGCCCAAATGGCATTCTTCGCTGCAGTATTACAGCTACTCCAACAGTCACCACAACTTCCGTCGCAGCGTATCGCGCCACCAATGCCAGCGGCAGCTCCATCTACACCGGCAATGGTTCCACCGCTGCCTATTTCTGGGGCGCCCAACTCAACACCGGCCCCCTTGCGCCTTATGTGCCTGCCACCGGAGCCCTCACCGCCAGCAGCACGGCGGACGTGGCAAGCATCACGGGCGCGTCGTTTGCGGGGATTTATCGCGAAGATGAGGCGACACTATTCGCTAGCTGGCTAGCCGGATCAGGCTCAGCCAATCGTTATCTGCTTGACATCGAGCAAGCCGCTTCAAACAGCAATAGGATCGACATTAACATCAATACGTCGAACACCGTCAATCCGCGAACTGTGGTTAGTGGCACTCCGCTTGCCTCTCTTAGCGGTGGCACATACACGGTCGGCACGATTGCCGCTATCGCTTTTGCCTACAAGGCTGGCGACTACGCATCGTCACTGAATGGCGCATCAGTCGTAACAAGCTCGACTGCTGGATCGCTCCCCGCTTCTCCATCGCGGCTGTTCATTGGTTCCTTGAGTGGCAATAACAACTTCATCAACGGCT